TTTTTTTGGAAAGTATTGAGTATTGTACAAGTACGTTCATGTATACAACAACAATAGGCTCTCCGTTTACATGTCCTATCGAGAACTACTGAGAAGTAGGACAGCCGAAATAAATTTTTATGAAATTCTCAAACATTAATTTATCGAAAGTGTATTCCTTTGAAGGTTTTAAATTATCTAAGATTGATCAAACTAAAACGTATGAACAGAGAGATCAATTCTATAAAGATAATTTACTATCAAATTTTAAAGAGAAGCACCCAGCTTATGATATCCCGAATTATGCTACTTTTGAGAAAGTGATGCAGCTTTCTCCTGATATTCAAAAGTGGTATAAAAAATTTAATACTAGTTATGCTATTGTACAGGACATGCCAGAGGCATTTTTAGATTCTAATATTTCGCAAGAGGAATGGCTTAAGTTAGAAGCAGCTCGAAGAGAGATTAATGCTATTAATACAAAGTTATCAAGAGATCAAGAAGCTCAAGCAAAAGAACACGATAAGAAGATGAAAGATCTTGTCGATAAAGCTAAGCTTGAGATTTCTAAATATAGCGGACTAGTAAGAGTTATAAATGTATCTGTTCAAGATTTAAGTGTGAATGATCATATTGAGATTGCTAATGCAGAATCTCATGCTAAAAAGCAAGATCTTATCAATAAAAAAGTCACTATATACATGATGAAATGTATAAAGGACTTTAAAGATAACAAGAATTTTGAACAGACTTTGGATAAACCAAAAAAAGAAGATTCTCCGAAATAAATTTTGAAAGAGTGAATGAGTTTTTGGATTTATATCTTTCTAAGAGAAATATGATGATACATTCTAAAAGAATTGATAAAAATGTATTAGATCACGAGTTAGATAGATCAAATCATATTAGTCTGGATTCATTATTAAATAGTATAATGGGATGGTATAGTCTTAAAGATAAAGGTATCCGCAAATATCAAAAAAAGATACAATCAAGAAAAAGATGGTTATTTGATATTACTTATTATTTTGAAGACTTTAACATTAGATATAAAACTAATCATTTGATAACAAATGGAAAGAAAGTATTGAGTTTAACTAAAGATTTTTTAAAAGGAAAAACAAAAGAAATCCTTCAAACTCCTTTATTAGTAAGTGAAACATTATTACCATTCGGATTTCACCCAATAAATATCTCAACTCAAAAACAGAAGTTTTCTCATGTAGATCATAAAATTTTAAATTTTGATGCTGAATCATGTGAAAGTCTTATTCCTTATGAAGTGTTTAGCAAAGAACAGATCGAAGGTGGTTGGAATACAACTAAGCACGATATTGTTGGTATAGCTCAACCTAGATCAAATCAATTAGACTTTCAACTTATTGAAAAAGCTTTAAAATTTAATAATTTTGGTTTACAAATTCCAAATATGGTGTACTATCCATGTAAGGAGGATTTAAGAATAGAAGGATTTAACCGTGATGCTAGTTCAGGATTCATGTCAAGCCTTTTATTAGGGAAAATCAAAAGAAAGAGTTTTGATCTCTCTTTAAAAATAGCAGAAATCCTTTTTCAAAAAGTAGGATCTAAGTTCAAGGCAGATACCAGTCTTTGGAAAATTGGAGCTAGGAATAGACTCCAAAATAGATCAGAAGAATATAAAGAAATAAGATCAAGAGCTGTTTTTGAACAAGAGTTTTGCGTATCTATGATTTCACAAATATATTCAAGAAGGATTTTCAGTTATCTGAGAAATGTTAGTCATGATTACCCATTACGAATCGCAAAAGGATTAACTGGTGGTTCTTGGGACGAATTTCAAAAAGTAAGATCGTCTTATAAATATCAAAAATCAATTGATTGGTCAAAACATGATCAAACAGAATCAGAAATATCTTTAGTATATTCATTTAGCCTTTTAAGAACTTGCTTTCAAAGATCAAAATTTTTAGATAATCATTTTCTTTTTTTTATATCTGGATTTGTATTTTCAAGTATTATAGTTGGAAATGGTCTTATGTATAAAACTCTAAGAGGAGTTGCGTCAGGTAGCCCATTTACTTCACTTATTAATACTATAGCTAATTACATTGACCTTTGTGTAATTTTATATAAGATGAACATTTCAGATTGTCGAATATTTACTTATGGAGATGATGCGGTTTTATTGACAAATAATGATTTATTTGATGATAATGAGTTCATAAGGATTGCTAAAGAAGTTATTGGAAAAGATGTAAAAATCGAAAATCAATGTAATTATGATAATGAGAATATTCAAAAATCATTATCATTTCTTCAAATTCATTCTTATTATGGATTCCCGACTAGAAACTTAAATAAATTTTTCGAATTATTATGTTTTATGAGAAAAAAGAAAAAGAAATTTAATATTTTCAGACTACAAAGATTAGAAGGTATATGTTTAACTGGTATATATGATCCAAAGATTTGTGAATATGTAAGAAAAATATATGATTGCATTAAAGAAGATATAAATAAAACTTCTTATGTTATATCAGAAAATAGTTCTGACTTCATCGCAAAGATATTAGTAAAGACTTATAATACTTATAGGACTGACCTTTTTAAAGACGAAATATTATTTTCGGAGAAAAGATGGCTTCCTGGTATCGGGAATTTGTATATAAAGGATTATGACACTTTAAACCATTTAAATAACATTTTAAATAGGGAAGATTTGGATGGTGTAGGTATTTTAGTTAGATTATATAGTGCTGCTGGAGTTTAATTGTTCACACATAACTCCACACTTTTCTAAAAAAAGAATACCAGAATTGTCTCTATATGCAGTTTTATAATAAACTGTTTTAATTCCAGATCCATATATTGCTTTTGCACATGAAACACATGGAGAG